TCCTCTCGACATAACCTTCATATGCATTCTCATCTCGATGATCGACTGAGAATACAAGATCCTTCAGCTCGTCTGACATCAGACGGCAGAAGAGATTCCATCCGTGATTGGCTTTTCCCATCCCGGATGTACTGCTGCGAATTCCCTTTTCCAAGGGCGCGGAGCAGAGCTTGTTTACAAGATCTAGTACGATCTTTAAACAAGTACGAGCCTTGGTAACCGTTCTGGCTTTCCCAGGCTCTTTCACCATCGTAAGATACGCGACCGTAAGGTCGGACGGTGGTGTTCGGAGAACACAGTCTAGCGACTGCCAGAAAACTGCTTCTCCGACCGAATCGAAGTCCTCAATTGAGCGATAATGTTCGATTCGTCCGGTTTCCAAATCCCTTACGGGAATTTGTTCACCGACCGGTAGCGACTCGAGAAGTTCTCTCGCAGCCTCTATCGTTCCGCCTTCTCTCCGGGTTTTCTCCCAGGATGAGGCGGTGCTCACAGTGATTCTAGCCTTCGTGGCTAGCCCTGTGAACGCGCTAGCGGGCAAGTCCTTGAGGACTTCCCGCATAGCGGCCCTTCGGAGCGCACGCATAGTCGGCGTCTCCGGAGGTCTTTCAGTCGTAACAGTGGACAAGAACTTCCACTTCGACTGAAGCAGCACTAGGGGTGGCGGTGTGCCACACCCTCGTGTCTGAGAGAGGATCCCGATAAGATAAACTTTACGGGGCCCCTCTGCAGTAAGTGTACGCTTCCACACGTTCACAAACTGCTTGCACCAGTGGGGTACGTCAGTACAGTCCACAAGTGCCTGTTCAAGATCTCCCGAATGGGAATGATTCTTGAACCACTTCCTAGCGGCTTTAAGCTCAGCATAGGCAGTGCGGATGGTGATCGCCTTTTCGGTCATTTCACCATCTAGGAACTCGTCGCCAATCAAGGCGTCTATGTTCCCTAGTGTGAACAGGTCAAATCTGTCCCATGTCCACACTTCTTCGGGATAACAGAGGTATCTCTGTGTAAATATCCCGTCGACGGTCTTTAGCAGTTCGATGAACCGTAGAGACCGTGCTCTTCGTTCAGCCTTATGGTGAACGAAAAGCTCGGAACGGGCCTCCTTACTCATTAAGGGGTCCATTCCACCGCTAAGAAACCGGTTTATCCGTGTCCTTAGCTTACGAGCCCATGCCTGTAAAGGTCCGGGCTCGTTACACAACCCACGTAGGCGAAAGCCCCAGTGGGTGTGTTCGTAAATCACATGAAGTTTTACCTCATGATTTACGATGTCAGAAAATCGAAGTTTATTCTTCGACTTCTGATTCTCCCACTTTGGGCCGAATAGCCGAGGAGGGAGTGGGTCTTGCAGACGGATTACGTCGCCAGACCACACGATGACATCAGGGTTCAGTCCCTTAATGTCACCGAGACGATGACCAGCATGGATCTTCCAGGGATCATCGTAACGAATACGGTAGGAGGTTGACTTCCTATACCGTATTGTCTCCCCTGGCAGTTCATCGAAGTGCTCTGCCATGGGAGTAACCGACCCGTGAGCACTTACATGCTCAAGATCGGTATCGACTAGCTCACCAGTTCCCTGGTGGACATAGTCGTTTAGTTTCGCAGACTCCGTAAGGAGTGATGCCAAACTAGATGAATAGGTGGGGTGATCCCCTACCGTATTCTTCGCAACCAGGTCACGGACTTCCGTCTGCCCTGGTTGTTGCTCCGAGAGGGTGAAACCCGCCTTCAGGAGCAAGTCCCGGTTAATGCGTACAGACGCAGAACCGGCACGTCTAAGAATCAGGCTCGATGGAACCTGTTTCGTAGATATGAACTTGGTCCCTACCGTGTAGGGTTTCAAGCTCTCTGGTATAACAGGACTTTTAGCAAAGCCGTTGTACCAGAGTACTTGTTCAGACATCTTGCTGAACAAGTACGAGTTATCAAGTGCCTTATTCCAAGGTAATGTTAACATCCTAACGTTGCTCACCCTTGAGTGAGACTACTTAGGTTAGGGTCGGACGGTGGTGTTCGGAGAACACAGTCTAGCGACTGCCAGAAAACTGCTTCTCCGACCGAATCGAAGTCCTCAATTGAGCGATAATGTTCGATTCGTCC